ACTAGTAAGTCTACAACAACATCTTGGACCACGAGTTATACTACAACCTACGCAACATCACACGGAACAAGTAGAAGCACAACAACATCTTGGACAACATCTTGGACAACAAGCAACAGTACAAGTAGAAGTACTACTACTACTTGGACCACATCTTGGACTACAAGTTGGCAAACGGAGTATGATTAATGAAGATGACAGAACACTTTGATAAACTCAAGGTTAAAGTTAATAGTCTTTCAAAGGTTGAAAGGGTGGAAGACTACCTTGTGTCTGAGTGTGAGAAGCGCGGTATTAATTTATCGCACGACACAATGGCTGAAGAGCCTTTAGAATTTAAGTCTATTGGGTATGGGTTTTGTGCAGGTTCGATTATTGCTTACCCTCAGTCCACTCAAGCATATAACGCATATTTAATTGAGGCTATGCGAAAAAGCACGGACAGTAAAGATTATTCTGATATGTTTTCTAATCCTATTGATAAGTACACTGCTAAAAAGAAATTCAAGATAAAGAAGATTGATAAGCTAGTTGTGTTGCCCGGAACAAACATTCTTAGAAGTTTGGTTGATAAAAACATTCTTCTAAGGCTTGCCAAAGAAAAAGCGTACGCCAAGGTTCACCCTATAATGAATAAAGAAGATACTAAGATAATGAAATCCATCTTTAAAGATAGACTGATAGGTGCAGAATATAGCTTGTACGATGTGTTTAATGTAGCAGACAGCATTTATACTACAACAGCATCAGAATCGGCTATATATGCGACTATGAATGATAAAAACCTATACTCAATAGAGGAAGATGGGCATAACTTTAGAGGTGCGTACTCCCCTATAATAAACACTTTGTTTTGGGCTAAAAATAAACAAGATAGAAGAAATACTTTTAATACTTTATGTAATTCTAGTATTAGTAATGTCTTTAATCCCAAAGACGATTATGAGATAAAGATTAACAACTTTTTAGACTCATTGGGTGACAGATGCCAACAACGATAGATTTTGATAATTTAGACCAAGTAACTTTTAACGGCACTGATGTCACACGGGTTTTTAGTGGTGGCGTAAAAGTATGGAATAAAATGAAAAGCACATCTGTTGTAACTAGCAGAAGCACAAGTAGGTCTACAACAACTTCATGGACAACATCTTGGACAACAAGCAGAAGTACTAGTAAGTCTACAACCACCTCGTGGACTACAACATACAATACTAGTAAGACTACAAGCCACGGCACAAGTAGGAGTACAACCACTTCATGGGTTACTTCGTATAACACTAGCAGAAGTACTAGTAAGTCTACAACCACCTCGTGGACTACTTCATATACAACATCTTGGCTCACAAGTAGAAGCACAAGCCAGACCACGAGTTATACTACTAGCTATACAACTAGTTGGACTACTGCGGTTGATATTACTTTAGGTACATATAATAGCAACTCTAATTACACCTACCATCAGTACACCGGTACACAGGCTAACACTATCGGCACAATTAGTGTTCCTTCAACAATGACGCTTGACTATATGTATATCAAACGTACGACCATGTACCCATGGGGGTCTAGCACTGATGGAGTATTTTCAAACCCTTATGGTAACTATTCTAATGCTTATGTTGATTATATTAGGGTCGGAGGGGTCACTGTATCTAATGGTAACTTCTATAGCTTTAGCAATAGTGGTGATGGAACTTATGTAGATACCAACTCTACTATTACAGCGGGCAATAAAAGTGTTGTATTCTATGTGACAGCAGGAAATGAAGCGGTTGTATTTATATCTCTTGCACATATTAAATTCCACTTTGTTTAGGTATAAATTATGAAATATTATTACAATTTAACAGATAGAGATGTAAACTTACAGCAACTAGGCAGGATATTATCCGCCCCTTTGGTAGATAGAACAGACACGTTAGAAGATGCCTTAAAGGTGTTGACACCTATACCTCCTATGTCTGATAAAACTTTGGACTACAATGTTATTTGTGACAACAAGGGTAGGGAATTGTTACAACGTAGCCAAGATGAAAGCGTAGAATTACGTGTATCTTGGTCAGGTGGTATCGATTCTACGAACGCACTATGTAGTTTATTGAAGTTCAAAGATGATTACCCAAACGCTGATATTAAGGTTTGTCTAAATCAAAAGTCAATAGATGAGTACCCTTGGTTTTATGAAAATATTATTAAGGATAAACTAGATGCCTATATGGGAGAGACCTTTCAAGAGGTTGGGATGGGCGAGAATGAGGCTCTAGGGCTAAACTTCTCGCAAGATACAGGCAAAGATTATTTGGTAGTCACAGGTGAGATAGGCGACCAAATCTTTGGGGCTAAGAGTATATTAATCGCACCTGAACTTGCCCATACAAACTTTAGAGATGAATTTGGTCAAGCTACAGCAGATTATCTTCAGCCCTTGGTTGACAAGATGCCTAATAAAGATGAAAGTTGTGGTGCGGTACTATCGTGGCTCAACTTTACTCTGAAGTATCAATGGTGTCAGCTAAGAATGTACTGTATGTTTGATATACCTTATCATAAATATGCACACTTCTTTGATACCACTGAGTTTCAACAATGGTCTATGCAAAACGATTTAAGCGTTAAGTTCCCTGACTTTGACCCAAAGAGATATAAGTTGCCTGCTAAGAAATACATAAAAGATTTTACAGGGGATGATGCTTACTACTTAACTAAGACCAAAGTGCCATCAATGCAACACACACAAAAAGTATTTAATTCACCTAATAATGCTATATGGGTTTCAATCGATGAAAACATGAATAAAAGAAGTTATTCTATACCAGAGCCTGAAATAAGTTATGAGGCAGACGCAGAAGGAGATGGCATGACCGTAACCATTAGCAATGTCGGATTTGCTCCATGAATACTATTATCAGAGGAAAAGGTTTTTATACTAGAAAGATAAAAGGACTTATAAAGGATAGAGATTATCTAAATACTGATATGCTATCCTCGCTACTAGGCTCTATGCAAGGATTATCAGAAGAAGATATAGTTTCTAAGATACAAGAAATTGCTCCTAACTACAGAAATAACGAAGCTATGGTTTCGGAAAACGAGAGCTACAATGAAATAGTAGAAATTATAGGGGAAGAAGTTTACAATAAATTTCATCCTGAAATATTTGAATATCTTAGAGACGATGTAGAGGCTAATCTACGTTATGTTATACAAGGTAGACCCCTAAATAGATACAATCCTAATGGCAAGACAGTTATTTCAGAAATACCTACTGTTTCAGATAGTACGCCTAGGAGAACATTGTCAGAAGTGTGTGATATTAGCGCAAGCAATATCTTGGAGCTATCTAATAGCAAGACTATATTCCTAATGTGGTCAGGTGGTATCGATTCTACCTTGGCGTTATACTGTATTAGCGAGTTAGGAATGCCTTTTAATATAGTTATGGATAATAATTCCGAATTAGAATATCCTTCGTTAGCTGAAAGCATTAGAGATGGCTCGTTTAATTCAAATATTCAGGCGGTGGTATATTCCCCAACGGTGAGTGAATACAAAGCGTTAATTTCTGATACTAGCAATGTCTTTGTGACAGGCGGAAACGGAGACGAAGTTTTAGGCGGTGATAATACTTGTGTAGGTGAAGTAGAACACGCTGATGAGTATTACGGCTTATATGTTCCTCAAGATATTCAAGATTATACTGATGAGTATGTGAGTAGATTGGTTGGAGATATGTCTGAAATGACTGTATGTGAGTGGAGATGGTCGATAAACTTTATTTACAAGTATCAACAATCACAAACCTCCCCTATGTTTATGCTAGGATTAGGTGGCATCCCTGAGATTAACAACTGCTATGCTTTTTATGATATTATTGAATTTCAAGAATGGGCGGTAATTAACTACAAGTATTTATGTACGAGTAAAAACAAACAAGAGGCTAAAGAGCTGATAGTTAGTAAGGGAGGAGACGCATCGTATCTTGAAAAAGGTAAGGTTTGCTCTATGAAATCAACGAGGTATATAAGAGATAAGGATTTTTGGTAATGGATTTATTAAGATTAAAGACTAAGTTCTATGAGAGACTTAGTAGAACTTTCGCAAAGACGGTAACGTGGAGAGCGATGATGATGATTACGAATAGTACTATTGGTTGGTACGTCACTGGAGATATTATAAAAGGATTGCAGGTTGGCTTGATTGCTTTAGTTATCAACTCAACTTTATATGTGTTCCATGAGCGCTTTTGGAATAGAAGCGATTGGGCTAAAGAAAAGAATACCGCTGATGGTATTCGTACATTATAGGAAGAGACTATGAAAACAATTAAGTGGGTGATTGCACATGAGCCAATCGATTTATTTTTACGCGCAGCTAACAAGTTTTCTGAAGATATTAATAGCAAGTCTAATGATTTCAACTTAGAGATTATGACCCTTCCAGAATACTCTACTAAATATAATAACGGTGTTAAGGTTGATAAAAACGGATTACTTGCTGCAATGGAATCGGGCGATGTCCAGATGTCACAAATGTTTACAACTACCCTAGGTAAGAACCATAATAAAGATATGTGGGCGTTAGATATGCCTTTCTTGTTTAGAGACCATGACCATGCCACACGCGTGTTCGAAGGTGAAATTGGCAAGAAGATGTTGAATGACTTGGCTTCTGAAAGCAATATAAAAGGTCTAGCGTTTACTTACTCAGGTGGCTTTAGAATGTTACCGTCTGACAGAGATGTATTTTCTATTGAAGACCTCAAGGGTATGAGAGTTCGAGTTCACGAGCAGTCACCTATTTCATCAGAGACTTTTGAAGCAGTAGGCGCAATTCCCGTTCCTTTAGCTCTTGAAGAGATTAATGAGGGTGTCGATAAGAACTTGATTGATGCAGGTGAAAGTACATATCCTAGATATTACTCTCTAAAACAGAATGAAGCTTTGCCTACAATCAACGATACACAGCATAGTCTATTCTTAACTTCTATCTTAATTGGAAAGGGGTTTTGGGATAGCATGGATGTAGATACTCAAGACATTGTTCAATCAGCAGCGTTAAAGGCAGCTGATTCAGAACGTAAAGAGTCTATTGCAGATATTCAACGAGTGGCTGACCAATGTGCTGAAGATGGCATTAATATTATCCACATGGCTGACTATGAGAAAGATAGATTCCAACAAGCTACAGCATATATGTATAGCAAGTTTGAAGACCTATTTACACCTAACCTGTTAAATAAAATAAAGGCAGCCTAGTATGAGTAATTTATTGAAAGTATTAGTTACCGGGGCTATTGCGCTAGTTATAACAGCCGTAGTTATTGCGTTGAGTGCTTAATCTAATATGGAAGCTACAGAGATAGTACTAACTTTAGTTAGTATGATAGTTGGTGGAACAGGGTTAATCGTTAAGTCAGTAATGAAAGATATTAAAGATTTAGAGGCTAATATGACTAGTTGCCAGATAGGACTCCACAAAGACTTTATTCATAGAGATGAGTTTAGCCATCAAATTGATAAGATTGAGAAGATGTTTGACCAGATTTACACCCTTCTTAGAGAAAGTTCGAAAGAAAAATGACTCCTATCTACGCGATAGTGTTGATTCCTGATTGTTGGCTCTTCGTAGGTACTTTTTTAACTTGTTCATAACTCAGGAGGAGAAATGGCTAGAACAGCACAAGGTATGAGAGATAGTAAAGGTAGGTACGTGAAGATAACTATTCTTAATAAGATTAGGTACTTATGTAATATCATCAGCTCGAAGCTTGAGAAGTGGACTAGAAGTGTGGAGAAGTAGCTTACTACTAGTGTTACTTCTGTCTAGCTGTAGCTCCCTAGAGTTTAGGAACATAGCTAAGACAGGTATTACTACAGGAGTAGCTTATGTAATTGCAGGACCTATACCTGCGGTTGCTAACCTAGCTACCTCTATGGCTTACGATGAATTGATACCTGATAGTCCTCAGATTGCTGATATAAAGACTAAAGAACAAGCGGCAGTACATATTGCCACTGAATGGGGAATGACAGCCTTATACGCATTTATAGCTTATATGGTGATAACACTGATTGCTGTACCCTTTATTAGAAGATGGGGTTACAATGATGCCAAAGCTAAATACGGTAGACGTAAAGATGATGAATAAGTGTAGTGTGGTATTTGTAATAGGAATGGTAGTAGCTACAGCTAGTTACGCTTTCTTTGGCGATTGGATGCAACAAGGAATGGCAATGCCAAAGCAGATGATGCAGCTGACACAGCCACAGTCACCTCTAATATGTGATTGTAACTGTAAGAATTAAACATAAGTAGTTGATATGACTACATAAATAGTATTATAATGTAACTAAACGGAGAATCCTATGACCTTTAGAGAAGCAATTAACGAAGTGCTAATCAGGTTGAGAGAGGAAACCATTGCTACCGATTGGTCGGGTAATATCAATGATTCATCAACAGTAACTGACTATCAAAAGGTTATTGGCTCACTGATTAACGACTCGAAGCAATTCGTAGAGTCTAACCATGACTGGTTGTCTTTAAGAGAGACCTTCACTATTACTACTGCCTCAGGTACGATGCAATACATCTTAGGTGATGCTACGTCTGGAGCTGGGACTAACTTTAAAGTGTTAGATGTTATCAATAGAGACACTGGTCAACACTTATCCCAAGTAAACAATGAGTGGCTTAATGCCAAGTCTTTCCCTATTGCAAATATAGCAACTGGAGAACCTCTCCACTATGCAATGAACGGCAGCTCTACTGTTGTAGTTACTAGAGTACCTGATATGAATGTTGATTTATATCCTGTACCTACGTCAGTGCAAAGTGTTAACTTAAACATTATCAAGACTCAAGGTCAGTCTAAGACTGCTACTGATGTTATTAAAGTACCTATCCAGCCTGTTGTACTAGGTGCATGGGCTAGAGCTATTGCTGAGCGTGGTGAAGACGGTGGCTCTCAATCAGGATTAGTAGCACAAGAAGCTATTGAAGCTATGAAGCAAGCTATTATGATTGATAGTGGTAATGCTAAGTTTGAGAATGACTGGTATGTTAACTAATGGCTAAGCAGCTATCCTATAAGCCGTTAGATAACATTGGTATTGATGGACTTAATACTCAAGCTAATCCTTCTACATTATCTCCATCTTGGCTGGCTAAGGCTGAGAATATCGTACTTAGAGAGTCAGGGCGTATTTCATTCCGTAAAGGGCTGAAGCAGCTTGTATTAAAAGCAACTGCTAAAGTAGGTTCCGTTGCTGAGCATAAGGACGGGGTTAACTTTAAGATATTCGCAGGTGTAGGTTCTACTATATATACTGTTGACTTCTCTACACCTGATGCTCCTTGGACTAACGCTTTTAATCCTACTGGTGCTACTGGTGCGGACTGGGAGTTTGTAGACTTTAATAGAAGAGCCTTCGGATTTCAAGCTGGACATAAGCCAGTTAGGTATTCATCTGGAACTTGGTCTTTAATTGAGAACGTATCTGGATATACATCCCCTACTGGTATAACTACCTTTAATCCTAGTTGTGGTATGGGGTACTACGGTAGACTTTGGGTTGGAGGTGTAGCTGAATCTAAAGATGTAGTATATTACTCTGACACCTTGCTAGGTCATAAGTGGAGTACAGGTTCAGGACTGGCTGGTGTTATAGATTTAAAGACTGTATGGGGTAATGATGAGATTGTAGCTATCGCGCCCTTTTATGGTAAGTTAGTAATCTTCGGTAAGCATAACATTGTCTTGTATAACAATCCTACAGACCCTAGTAATATGTCCTTAGATGAAGTTATCAGAGGCATAGGCTGTGCTTCAAGAGACTCGGTTATAGCTGTAGGTGATGATTTATTATTCTTATCTGATACTGGACTACGTTCTTTAAATAGAACAACTCAGTTAGATAAAGTTCCTTTACAAGAGTTCTCTATTAATATTAAAGATACTCTGATTAGAAACATCTCTCAAAGCTCTAATGTTAAGTCTGTTTATATTCAGAATGAAGGTATCTATGCCTTATCCTTCGTGGACTTAGGCATAACTTATGTATTTGATACTAAGCATAACACTCCTAATGGCGCACCTAGAGTTACTACTTGGTCATTTGACTCAGATAGACACCCGACTAGTTTAGTTTATACCGAGTCCAGGGGTTTACTAGCAGGTCAGAAAGATGGAGGAGTCTCTATCTACGAAGGTTACTTTGACAAAGTATATGTTAGTGGTGGTACTCATACAGCTCATACATACACAGGTTTGTTTAAAACAATCTGGATTAACTTAGGTGACTCTGTTGCTGCTTCATTATTAAAGAAGTTAAAGGCTGTTATCAGCGGTGGCTCAGGTACTAATGTAAGTGTAAGATGGTATAAAGACTTCAGTCAAACACCTTCCAAGACATCTACTTTACTGCTAAATCCTACAACAGCTGGTGGTGTATCTTTATTTGGAGCTAGTACTTCTTTATATGGAGCATCTAAATATACTCCTATATTTGGATTAAAAGAATACAATATCCCACTAACAGGTAGTGCTAAACATCTTCAAATTGAAATGAGTGCGGAAACTAATGGTTATGTAGCCTCATTACAGGACATGACTTTATTATATAAACAAGGGAAAATACGATGAGTAACTACACAATAACAGTACCTTGGTCGGGTAAGGATGCTTTATCAGATTCAGACCCAGCTAAAGTAATATCAGGTGCTGACTTTAATACAGAGTTCACTGCTGTTCAGACAGCTGTTAATACAAAAGCAGAGTTAAATGGTTCAGCTACAGAGTCTTTCAGTGCTACTAAAGCTCCTGTAAATACAGACACCACTCAAGTGGCTACTACCTCTTTTGTTAAGACTGCTGTTTCAGGTACATTAGGCAGTTTAGGTATTAATTCTACAGTAGCTGAGTTAAATAAACTTGATGGCTTCACAGGTACGGTTTCAGACCTTAACTACGCTAAAGACTTAAACGCTACAGGCGTAACTGTTGCAGAGCTTGATAAGTTAGATGGCTTCACAGGTACTAAAGATGACCTAAACTATGCCAAAGACTTGAGAGCTACAGGTGTTACTACTACGGAACTAGATTACTGTGATGGTGTAACCTCTAGTATTCAAACACAGTTAAACGGCAGAGCTACTGATGGTGAGTTATCTTCTCATGCAGGATTACGTTCTAGCTCTACTGTATTTGGTCACGCTAAGATATGGGTATCAGGCACTACATTAAACATCACTACTAGCTAATGAATATAAACATTAACAGCTCTGCTACAGACATCACACAGGTAACTGTTGATGGTAACACTGATATTCAGAAGGTGAACGTTAATGGTACTGATGTATGGTTTAAAGCACCTACAGCAACTGAAGCTGCCCAAGGTTTGTACGATAATTGGAACTTGTTCATTAGAGGTCAGTGGGGTACAAGCACCTCTAGTCTAGGGTCTCTTA